TCTGTATTAAAACAGTTGGTATCTCATTGTTGTTAAGTGCTACTACATCAACACTTGTTAATGGTGTTGATAACACTTCACCAATTAAGTTGTAATCAAGTGTGCCGATTGAAGTGTGTTCGTTTAACTCTCTCGCACTCCAAGAATTACTTTCACCACGACCACCATTTGTAACTCTCATAAAGGTATAAGTGTTGCCGTTATGACTTGCGATAATTACTTGCTTTGTATCTGTTGAATTAACTTGACCTGAAATTAGAATTGCGTATGTCATTTGGTTTTCCGTTTCTATTAGTTGTTAGTTGTTTATGTCGGTGTCTAGTTGGAACATTTCGTATAGCGATTTAACTTCATCAAACTTCTCACTAGCAGAACCGCACACATTGTCGGCTAGTAAAAGAAGTTTCTTTCTATCTACGATTTCACTTAGTAGTTGTAACCCTGCCGATAACACATCTTCTTTATCGTGTTCAGGATTTAAGAATTGAATTGCGATTAGCATTGAAGTAATTAGTTCTTCGTTGCTTGGGTGATTATCTTTAACGATTTTTATTCGCATTTATTTATTCTCCTGTCGTTGTTTTTCTGCGAACACTTCATTCCAGTATTCAGTTGTTACATCAGAAGTAGGGAACTCATTACCTAAGTTTTCTTCTTCAATTACTGTGCCATTTTTTGCGAAGTAGTGATTGTTGTTGAAGTTAATCGCCATTTATTTATTCTCCTTTTTATTCAGTAAAGATACGAGTTGGAAGTAAGAAGTAACATCTTCATCAAAAAGAATTGTCACGCCTTGTTCATCTATTGTTGCGGTAGGTACTGACATTTATTTATTCCTTTCGTAGTAGAAGTCGCACATAAGCGCACTAGCGTCTATTGACCATTCACAACTATCAGTATCAACAACTGCGTGATAGTTGTAAAAGAAGTTAATAACTACTGTAATAAATACACCGAAGATAAAACCAACAACTAAGTGACCGCGTTTATTTAAGTGTTTCAATTTGTGATTACTCCAGTTCCGTTTAGTAGGTGAGTGATAACTGTTTCGTAGTGATTAACAAGTGAGTTGTAATCGTTGCGTGCGTTCGCACATTCAATGTCAAAAGAAGATTGAGAGAAACGATTGGCAGGTGTAGTGCGAATTGTTTTTGCGAACAAGTCACCGAAGATAGAACCGATTGACTTCTCAATAACAAAGTTGTTATCCAACTTCTCAAAAGAAACAACAGAAACATAAGTGCGATACACCTTGCGTTCCTTGTCGTGAATAGTTGTAACATTCACGCGAAACTTATCGTTGTATGTAATCGTTAATTTGTTTTTGCGTGGTGTGTGAGTGATAAGTGAAGTGTCGGTGATTACTGGTGCGATAGTTGTTGTTGTTGTCATTTGTTATTCCGTTTCTATTAGTTGTTGTTGTGTATTTGTTATTAGTGCGATACGCAAGTGTTAATCGCACACCGCTATTCACTAACTGTTAATAACAATTAGTGAATAGCAGAATGTAATTAAAACATTTACAAGGATTTATCGTTCGCACACCAATCGGTGTTGTGTTATGCGTTAGCGTTTTTTATACACATACGATAGATAAATAATTTCGTTAGCGAACAACCAAAAGAAGTTATGTAATTTATTTTGTTTTACTAAATAACGAACACAATTCGTTGCGTACAAAATAAAAAAACAAAACTAACTTTTGTTTTTTCGCTAACCGCCTGTCCCGCGAGGGAGAGCAACTTGCTGGCGCAAGCGTATAACGGATTGGGTCAAGAACGCAAGTACCGCCCAAATTGAGCGTGATTTGGGCGCGAGTTCGTGTCGGAATAGGGGTTGCTGTCCGAGGATTGAACAAAGAGCCACAGCGCAACAAAAGAAGATACGCAAAGTTATTTATGTATTTATTTTCAGTAATGATTAAACATAAGTAGTAACAGATAAATTAAATAAGAAACAAATACAAAAGAAGTTATAGATAGTTATTTAGTATGTAAGTCGCAGTGAATTACTGAAGTGTTAAATAATAAATACAAAAGAAGATTATTTATTGTTAGTTGTTTCTTTAACTAATTGTTAGCAGATTACAAGTGCTAATAACTATTGCGAATGAGTGGGGGTTGAAGGGGGCGTAGCCCCCTTATACAAAAGAAGAATGAGTAGTAATAAATACATAAGAGAATAAGTAATAGATAGATACAACAATGGTTGTGATGAATGAATGTATTTACATAACTATTGAATACATAACTTGTAATAACAATGTAAATAGTTAGTGATACACAATGTATTTAGTAAGTGATTAAGTACCTGATAACAACTTGTAAAGTTGGTTGATAGTCTGGTGTTATCCGCACAAAGATTGCGATAAAAATAAGCAGTAGCCAATAGTTATTTCATCACGCTATCAAAGTTGCTATCAAACAATGTAATCACAATGAAATTGTGCGGAGATAGAACAATAAATACTTCTTTAAGAAACAAGTTGTGAATGTAATCGCGCAACACCCCCCACAGTTAAGCGTGTTTTCCGCAGGGAACCCCCAGGGCTCAGGCATGGTTGAGGGTGTCAGAAGGAGGCAGTAGCCCTAAACTAGCCATATGGCAGCCTCAGACCACTTATCAAACGTTCAATTCGGTCATACAGCCACCCCAGACGAGCATAAAGTCAGTGCACACATCGGTAAGAAACAAGTGGGTTGGTTAGACCTTAATAAAGACATTGGTGTAGTTAACGAAGTTCACGTAACACCTGAACACCAAGGTAAAGGCATCGCCACAGGTATGTGGAAGTATGCTCAAGCCGCTGGATTAAATCCTAACCACTCTGATACTCGCTCTGAAGAGGGTGACGCATGGGCACATTCTTTGCATAGAAAAGGCCTGGCAGATGAGCCAGGAGAACTCTAACGTACCTCCCCTATCTAATATTTTTTTATCCAGTAACGACAAGGCAGTAGCCTTACTATTAGCAGATGGCTGCTCAAGACAACTTATCCAAGGTTCAGCGTATTCAAGAGCTTCGTCGCTCTAACGCTGCAGGCGCCGTACCCTCAAAGAAGGTGTACAACCGTAAGAAGGTAAAGAAGGTTAAAGTTGAGCGCCCAAGATAACGTATCGGCAACACAGTTTGACCCAAACGTCTTTTATCATGGCACCACAGCTAACTTAAAGCCTGGAGATGTAATCAAGTCTCCTGCAGCTCGTGGCGTGGAGAACCCTCGTCCACAAAACCCTATCTACCGCCATGACCGTGTCTACGTAACGCCGTATCACTTGATGACTGCTCGTATCTATGCCCATGGCCCAGAAGATACTCCTGAGACTGGTCCATCAGGTCATATCTACAAAGTACAGCCCGTTGGCGCTAAGCGTCACGACCAAGAGGTCAAGTGGGGTCTTAAGGGCATCTCCTATCATTTCCGTGAAGCGGTTGTCCTAAGCAAGCACCACCCAAACACTATGGAAGAGATTAAAGAATGAGTAAAGGCGAAGAGTTCCTAAAGGGTCAGAACCGCATGTGTGCTTCTTGCGGTGCAGGACCTATGTCGCCAGTTGAGAACCGTACAAGAACCACTGTTCGTACCGCTCCCCTTAAAGAGGGTGGAAAACGTAAAAATCAATATAAGTACGGCCCCGTCACAAGTGTGAGCTGGTTTTGCCCAGAAGATTTCGGTCACACAGTAGAGGAAAAAAAGTAGTAGGCTCCAGGGTATGAAACTTGGAAAGTACACCTTACGCAAGCCCTGGACGAAGTTAGTTGATGTAGACTTCCCCGAAGAGATTTACACCGCAATCCGTAAATCCATTGTTGACGACATGATTAATGAAGCTAAAGCCAACGCTAAATACGACGTTGAGATACTTCGCCATTACCGAGAAAAGGATTAAAGGTTAGCCACCATGAATAAAGTTAAAGCTACAGGTCCTAAAATAGCTAGAGCAGCTAACAAACCATAGATACGGTTTGATGATTTGACCTCTTCATGGGCATGGTGAGGGACATGTTTGGAGAAACCATCGTTGATGAAGTATGGTCCGCCTTGTTGTGAAAAGTGATTTCTTCCCATAAACTCAGTATACTTACTTAGAAAAGGAATAAAAGGTGCAAGTAGTAAAGATATGGAAAAACTGTGTACTTTGCGATGCAACGTACCGGGAAGACCAAGCCGCAGAACATATAAAAATATGGCATACAAAGGAGAGCAATAATGGAGTCAACTAAGAGAACACTACTAAAGACAGCAAGTTGGGAAACCTTTCACCTCGTAGGTGTTGCTGGAGTAATTTATCTATTCACTGGTGAGTGGGAGTACGCAAGCCTTGGTGCTCTGATGTATATTGGTTGGGAAGCACTAGGCTATTTTCTACATGAAAGAGTCTGGGCAAAGTTTGGTAACAAGGTAAAGTAATCTGAGAGATATGGGACAAAAAATGACAAAAGAAGAAGCAATAGACATAATGATGGAAAGCATTAATGCAGATAACTTAGCGTTAGGCATACAAGCTGGATTAGATGAAGCAGCACTAAAGTCTCAGATTGAGCAATCACAACCAAGCCTTGGTTTTATGATGTCAAATATCTATGACAAGTTAAAGGCAAATGGAGCAATTGCTTAATGAAGCTTAAGTTTGGGTGGGGTAAGTGGGATAGTTGGGGCTTCGGTCTCTTTTACTGTCATTACGATAAGAGTATCTGCCTTGAATTACTCCACTGGTATTTCTACGTTGAGGTCTGGACTAAGAAGGACTTCAAGTAATGTGGTCATGGGTATTGGCGGTAATCGGAGTAGCAGGTATCTACTTCGTAGGCCGCAAGACAATCTGGGGTTGGTTAATCCTTTGCGCCAATGAGGTGCTTTGGATTACCTACGCCTTGATAACAAAGCAATATGGCTTTATCTTTTCCGCCATTGCCTATGCCGCAGTTTATGTAAAGTCATTTATCCACTGGAGAAGGGATGAGGAATAAAATGGATGACAAGTACGCCAAAGAATATACGAAGCTGCACGAGAAGCGAAAAGAACAGTTCAAGAAGTATAAAGAAGAAGAGTGGCACCACAACCAAGTCAACAAGTTGAAGAAGCCAAAGCCAGACCCTGCTACCGTTGAAGCAGCGTTACGTCTGGAGGAAGAGTTGTGGGCCTCGTAGAGTTTGATTACCACGCAGCCATGACGGAAGGCCATACCTTCAATGAACTAGTTGCACAACGACTTCGTGCAGAAGGTATCGGCTGTACCGTCCCTGAGTTAGAGCTTGTCACCTCGGACGCTGATATCAGGCGCCTAACAAAAGAAGAGAAAGACATCATTCTAGATAACGGTTTAGTTCTAGAGGTTAAGTCGCGTAACTTAGGTTTCTCAGAGGACCCATCTGTATTCTGGCAATCTAATCTTTATGTAGATACCTACTCTGGTTACGAAGCTAAAGAGGTCAAGCCCTACGCATACGTGATGGTGAGTCAGAAGTCAGGCAATATGTTGGTTGTTCACTCTAATACCAAGGAACATTGGTTCAAGCACACAACGCAAGACCCGTATCGCAAGATTACCGAGACCTTCTATAAGGTTGATAAGAAGCACCTGACTACTTGGGCTTCCTTAGTAGATGAGTTAAAAAGCGGTCGCTGAGAAAAAAGCGTCCTCGGCGTTTAAGCCTCGTTAGGAAAGTCTTCTTCTAACTCGTCTTTGTATCCGTGCGTTCTTTCAGCGTGACAGTTTGCGCACACGAGCTCGCACTTGTCTATCTCAGCCTGAAGGTTCTCAATGGAGAACCCAGAGCGTGCCATATCAGCCACGTTGCCTCGTTTACCATCAACGATGTGGTCAAACTGCATTACGTAAGGTGGATACGAGACACCACAATCGGCGCAAGGATTCGTGCCCTTAACGCCATCAATGTACGCCTTATTACGTCGTCTTATGAGGCGATTATTCTCCGCCGTTTTTTCTTTGATGGCAGGTGCGTTCTTAAAGTAATGCCTGCGCGAGGCTTCTCTTTGCTGGACTTTATCCTTAAACGGCATAGCAGACACCATACACTATGACAATGACTTGCGTTAAGTGTGACCACGAGATGGATATGGGTGTCTGCAAAGTAGACACTTGCAAGTGCATCTGTGCCTGGAAGGTAGACCAATGACCGTTAAAGTTTATGGGCCTTACGAAGACAAGTCCAAGGGTGGTCGCAAGAAAATGACTATCTACAACACAGTGACCAAGAAGTTTAAATCTACTAACGCAGCTCGTTATGAGAAAGAAAAAGAATTAGGCAAGAAGCTTCCTAAGAGCAAGCACGTTGACCACAAAGACAACAACAAGCACAACGAAGGAAAGAAGAACCTCCAGGTAATGGATGCTTCTAAGAACATCGCAAAAGGTAACCAACATAGAAAGAAGAAAAAATAATGACATACGATGAAAACGGTAGATTTAAAGTAGGTGGCGCGTATGACCACACTGGAAGAAAAGTTGGTTACGATGCTGCAGATATGAAGAACGGTATTAGCGACGTTAACAAAGACTATCAAGACCCACGATACCAAGCGCGTGAAAATGATTACTTAAAAGGCCACGCAATAAGTACGGGGAGTACCACTGGCTTACATCATCAAGGAACAATGCATGACAATCGTTTAACAAATAACCATGGAGGACATCGCACTGTAAATGATGTTCGCACAGACATTCGTCACGGACTAAACATACTAAAAGAACGGCATCCTAAAGGGGTGCCTGGTGGACATAGTATGCTTAATGCAGAGAGCGTTGGGTACGATGCTCGCAAACACCACTATGTAAAGCGAGAACACGAAGCGTTTATGAAAACACCTGCAGGACGAACCAAGGCTGCAAATGATGCACGTGCCGCACAGCCAGCAAAGTCATTGTGGGATTCAGAGCCTAGTGCTCCAGCAAGTAAAGCCGCACCTGCAGTAACTTCAAGTAAAAAGACTCGGACAAAGACAAAGTTGCCAAATGACACCCTTGCTGGAGCTGTTAAGCACGTAATTGGAAAGTTGCGTAAAAGATAATGGCAGCATTAGGAACAGCTCAAGCAATGATTGACATTGCTCGCAAAGAAGTTGGAACTATTGAAGGTCCAAAGGACAACCAAACAAAGTATGGCGCTTTCACAAAGGCTAACTTCCTTCCATGGTGCGGAAGTTTCTGTATGTGGGTAGCTCACGAAGCAAAGGTTAAGATTCCTAACACTGTCTCTACAGTTGCAGGTGCAGCGGCATTTCAAAAGATGGGAACTTGGTTTGAAGCAGATTGCGGTCAGACACCACAGCCAGGAGATATCCTGTACTTTGATTTCCCAGGAGACGGCGTCAACCGCATTTCTCACGTAGGTATTTGCACAGGCATTATTGCCGATGGCGTTGTAGCAACTATTGAAGGAAACACCTCTGGCAAGAAGAAGGGTGACCAACGCAATGGTGGCGAAGTATGCGAGCAGGTTCGTGCGTACAAGCCAAACAAGAAGAAGGTTCTAGTCTCTATCGTAGGTTGGGGCCGCCCTAACTACAAGGGTAACGAGGTCCAAGCTGAGGTACCCGCAGCAGAGGCTCCAGCGTTCCCAGGAACCATTAAGCCAGGGGATAAGGGTGACGGTGTCAAGACCGTACAAGAGGCCCTAGGACTGCGTGCAGACGGCGTATACGGTGCGGCTACAAAGAAGGCTGTCATTGCTTTCCAAGACAATCACGACCTAATTGACTCAAATGGCGTGGTTGGACCGAAGACTTGGGCTGAACTGGTCAAACTACTCTAATCGGACATTCCCCAAAAGGCCCCCCTGGATGGTAATCTAGGGGGGTTCTTCTATCTGGGGGTAAGTATGACAACTATCGTTGCTGTTCAATACAAAGACAAATGTGTTATGGCTGCAGATAATCAGGTGACTGGTGATGGTGGTCGTCGTTACAACCATCCCGATATGAAGAAGATAGCAAAACGTGGAGCGTTCTTAATTGCAGGAAGTGGCGAAGTTCAACCTTGCGATGTTGTGCAACATATGTGGAACCCACCAAAACTAAGTTTGAAAGACTCTGAAGACATCTATCACTTTATGATTACTAAAGCTCTGCCTTCTCTTCGTAAATGCCTTACTGATAATGGCTACGACTTCAATGAAGGTAAAGAAGGCGGCAAAGCAGGGGAAGGTCGGTTTAACTTCCTTATGGCTGTTTCTGGAGAAATATTTGATATTGCCGATGATTTATCCGTTTGCCGTTCTGCAGATGGCATTTATGGCGTTGGTTCTGGTTCTGACTACGCAGTTGGAGCTATTTACGCAGGAGCCAAGCCAGAGAAGGCAATTGAGATTGCAGCAAAGCTAGATGTCAACACTTCTGGCCCAATCCAAATTGTTGAGCAATACAAGTAGTCTGGTAGTGTGAGGGCAT